GCCTTTCTTTAAGTGATCGAGAAGACTTCGCAAAACGCTGCCAGACCTCACTGGGGTACTTAAACCAGATCATGTATGGCAACAGTAAATGCAGCGCCTCTCTCGCAATCAAAATCGATAAAGAGAGTGATGGTGCAGTTAGCTGCGACCTGCTTTGTCCAGAGGCAGATTTTGATTACGTCCGCAACCAAGCATTAAGTGCATAGGTGAATTTATGAGTCTTGAAAAGAAATCTACGCATGTTCGTTTATCTCCTGAAAATCATGAACGGGCACGTGTTCTATCCAATATCAAAGGAAAGGACTTGGCCCAGTATCTCGCCTGGCTACTCGAAAAAGAGATCGCTGGTGAGTGGCATGTTCTCAGTATAGAAGCTCGAAATATGGAGCGCTTGGGAGTATCCGCTTTACTAAGGGATTTAAGTACAGAGGTGTTTATCGCTGAGGGATCGGAAGGGATCCATGGGGATTCAGACAAAGAAAAAGCCTGATGGTTGAGATCAGGCTTTTAGTGTTCACCAACATTAGGAAATCTAAATGAACAAAAACATTTTAGCAGAGATAGAAATAAACCAAAAGATCTATCTGTTTCAAAAAGCGGTAGAGCGATATGCGGTAGAAAAAACCTTGCCTAATGCTCAGGCCGTGTCTCAAACCAAAGCGCAATTGCTTGCTTTCACTATTGGAGGTGGCAAATGAATATTGGCGTGGATTTTGAAAAATTCATACAACAGGCGGTTACTGTGGAAGAGAATTACACAAAGATGCCGAATATTGTGATTGATAGCATCATGCAGAATATAAGTCCAAATGCTTATAAATGCCTGAGCGTTATTATTCGTTGCACACTTGGTTATCAACGTGACAGCTATCAAATTGCACAAACTTTATTTTTAGAAATCACTGGCATTAAACGCAAGGAAACAGTGATTGATGCAATTCGTGAACTTGAGCAATTAAAGATCATTTCTGTTGATCGTAGCACTCACATTAATACTTTTTCTCTTACTTTTGATCAGTACGAAAAAACCGTACTAGTACGGAAAAATAGTACTAAGTCAGTTAGTACGGAAAAACCGTACCAAGTTGGTACTAATAATCCGTACTTAGTTGGTACGGAAAATCCGTACTCTATTAAAGAAAGAAAGAAAAAAGAAAATAATATTAAATTTTCTTTCTCTGAATCACTAAAAAACCTAGGTGCTGATGAGCAGTTAATCAAAGATTGGTTAGCTGTCCGCAAGAACAAAAAAGCTGCCAATACCGAAACAGCTTTTAGAGGTTTTGAACGTGAATTCAACAAAGCAAATTTAAATATCAACACTGTGCTGAAGATCTGCATCGAACGTTCATGGCAGGGCTTCAATGCATCTTGGTTGCAGAACATCAACCTTGCTGAATACCAGGAGCAAGAGCAGTTATCTGAACAACCAGCATCACAAACAACTTCTGGCGAATGGGTGGACTTCTGATGACAACACTACATTCGATGATGTTTGAACAGGCTGTACTGTCTACGTTGATGACTGTAGCTGACAGTCTCAATGCACTGGAAATCAAACCGACTGTTGAGGATTTCTACGCAACACGTCACCAGGAAATTTTCAAAGCAATCGAGAATTTGAATATTCAGGGTAAGCCGTATGACTTTGTCATGGTCAAGGATTTGGTTGAATCACAAGGCAAGATGAATCTTGTGGGTGGTGAGCAGTATTTCCTGGAGCTTTCCCAAGAAACAGCAGCAGCGTTTTTTAACCTGAACAGCTACATCAGCAAACTTAAAAAACTGACTGAATGCCGCAAGGTGGAAGAAGCTGGCAAGAAAATCATGGAGCTGGCCCAGAATACCCTGATTGAAGACATGCCACTCAAAGCCCAGGAGATTGCAGCAGGCGTAGAGTCTGTCATTGCCACAGATACCCGATACAGCCTGCAAGATTCCAGTGTGGCTGCCCTGGAGATTCTGGAACGTAAAATTGCTCATAAGCGTGATAACACAGGATTGGCTTATGGTGTAAATACTGGCCTTCGTGATCTGGATGCCATTATCGGGGATATTGAGCCTACCCATCTTTGCGTTGTGGCTGCTGCACCAGGTGGCGGTAAAACCACATTGGCCCAGATGATTGCTATTAACGCAGTAAAGCGCAATAACGCACCGACGCTGTTCTTCTCTGGTGAGATGTCTCATGACCAGGTGACGAGCCGAATCTTGAGCGCTATAGGCCGAATTCCTTTTAGCAATATCAAACGTGGCGAAATGACGGCTGATGATTACAGCTCATGGGTACACCTGACAGCACATGTTTTTCCACAGTATCCGCTAGAGATTGTGGATAAGGCTGGAATCAACCTGGCTGAGATGCGCGGAGAAATCAAAAAGACTATTGCCAAGCATGGCCGCATTGGCTGCGTCATTGTGGATTACTTGCAGCTCATGACTGACCCAACATCAACCAAGCGTTATGAGGTGGTTACTGCAATCTCTATGGGCCTTAAACGAATTGCAAAAGACTTCAAGTGCCCTGTAATTGCGCTGTCACAGTTGACCAAGGAGGCGCTAGGCCGTCCGTTGACTATGTCTGATCTACGAGAGTCTGGGCAGATTGCTCAGGATGCCGATCAAATTATTTTTCTTTATCCCGATTCAAAAGATATGGGTGTGATTAATGCCAATGTTGCCAAGAATCGTCATGGCAAAACAGGTGTAGCTCGTCTTTTGGATGGTTTTGAATATTGTCAGTTCCGAAGCGTTCAGCGACCAGATGACGAGAGTATGGGAGGTGGGGTGTGAAGGAATTCAGCGCAAGCATAAGTGGCACGCCAAGCCTAATTCAAACAGATTTGGGCTTAGAGAAATACTGCAAGGGTTGCAATGAATACTATCCAGCAGATTTAGAGTTCTTTTTCCTAGCCAGGATTAATAAGGATGGGTCTCTTCGGCTGGAAAATCTTTGTAAGGCATGCCGAATGGAGAAGAAAAGAGGGGGAGCGGCATGAACACTACTCAGTCACACAGCTACATGTTCGAAATGACGCTTGAAATCGTGTTGTTCATTACCTTTCGAACAAAGAAGACCTATGTGCAGGATGTCTTGGATGATGTGGTTTCAGGCGCAACAGGTAGAACGGTTCAGCGGTACTTGTCATCACTTGAGAAGCTTGGATTTATTGAAGGTGATGGCAAGTGCCCACAAGGATTCTTGCCGACTGAAAAAGCCAAACAGTTATTTGGAGTAAATCCATGAAAAAGACAAAACAAAAACTATCCGCAACTTGGGAAATCTTATCAACAGCTGAGTATGTGGAATCACTGGATCGCAATGTAAATGACGATGATCTGGTGAAGATTTACCAGGGTTCATTTGTACCGCTGCTGCTGGCTCATCGTGTAGAGCGCAAGCAAATTTGGACTGTATCAATCAAGACTATCGCCAAGGCTGACGATGGCACCTTGCATGAGCATGAAATGGAATGGTCTTTCAATAAGCCAATGAGCATCAAGGAAGTGATCAATGGTGCCAAGCATATCAAGGTTGAAAGCGATGGCATCAAGACACGCTGGCAAGGCGTATCAAAGCAATGGCTTGATGCAGTGGATGAAGATTTAAAAGGGCTTACAGCTGTGAGTGCGTGGGCTACTGCAACGTGTGTGGGGATGGTTGAGCAGAGAAATCCAGCAGCGGTGCTACTAGGCAAGATGATCAGTTGGGGAGCCACCGCATGACTAAGCATGACAACGTGAGCCTAGGGGGAATTATGAAAGCAACTGAGTTTGTTAAGAAGTTTGGATTAAACACCACAGAGAACTATGCCGACCATTGCGTAAATATTAATGACCTAAAACGCATTGTTGAGAGTCATGAGCTAGTTGAGAGGTGTGGCGGTTTAAACTCTCTAAAAGCATGGGTAAAAGAGACAAAGAGCAAACTCAGTCTTGCGACTTATTTTCATTGCAACAAGCCACTTGTTCTCATTCAAATTGAGAAGGCTGAACAAGCCATCGCAGACGTGGAGGCATGCCATGAAGTCAATTGAGGATATGGC